ATTGTTATGTTGATGGTGAAGAGGTTGATTGTTTCATTGATAGATTAGAAACAGAGGGTTATCAATATGATTCTGGTAATGATTGGTGGCAACGTATATGGTCAACCAACAATGGTAAGGAGTCTATTAAAGAAATATATCAACCATTAGAGAGTGGTAATTGGAAACAGTTGATGATAGGTTATGGTGATAATATATTTTATGAAGAGACTGTGAATGTGCAAAATGGAGTGCTGCGTAATAGATAAATAGTACATCAGCATAAACTAAAATGAATAATGTCAAATTTAACAGACAAAAAAGCAGCAAAGAAGATTATTAAACAAGCAAAGAAACATCCTGATTGGTACACAGAACAAGATGTATATTATGCTAAGATGATGAAGAAGAAGATAAAAGCAGAAGAGAAACTAACCAAACTTGAAAACTAACTATGGCATTATCTGAACAAACAGCAGACTATCTTTTGGAAGCAGAAGGTAACATTAGATCAGCAATTAAATGTGCTGCGGTGAATGAATCCCCTTTAGTAGTAAATCAACTATCTAAACTACTATATGATATGGATCATCTTAAGTCATTTGAGGAGTTACAGGATATAGTGAATGATGCAATACAGAAGAAGAAACATGACGAATGATTGCGACAGTCTAAAGACAATATAAAATTTATAGATAAGTCATATAACTATGTTATAATATCCTCACATACCACCATAGAACTATGATTAACCTAGACGAGCGATACCATTCTTACCTAGACGGTAGTAAGAAAATGAGGATTGATGGTATAGATGAACAGGTTCAAGCATATGGATGGCACTGTGATGGTAATGATATTAAGGGTCATTATGTGACAACAGAGAATTTTAAGTTGTATTATGATATGGAAGGACTGTTCACTAAGATGGTGGCACTCAGAGAACTGGCACAGACTGTTGCGTGAATGAATAATATATGATAAGATATAGTTATAGATAAAAATAAAATGAAAATTGCACTTGCCGCATTGTTGGCACTCACTCCAGTTTCAGCACTTGCTGGTGAATATCAACAAGGATATTCTACAAGTCGTAATTGTTTTAAGACAGAATATAGAGAAGAGTATATACCAGGCACAGCAGATAATCCTGGTTATGTTCAATCATTCCATGAAACTATTGAGGTTCCATGTAGATCCGCAGATGATTCATTAAGAACAGGTGGATATACACGCAAGACCACTATAGAGTTTGATAATAATGATTGTACTGATGGTAAGATTGCTGGTGGTTTAGTTGGTGGTGGAGTTGGTGCTGCATTGTCAAGAGGAGATGGACGTTGGTGGGCAATTCCATTGGGTGCAGTTCTAGGTAGTCGTATTGGATGTGAGATGGAAGGAGGTTAATGGGGGGAACCTCTAAACTGTCCTTGTAGTGTGAGGGATACGTGGTTCTACTGCCCGAACAACCAACCTTGAAAGGTAGCATTGAAATAGAATGTGGTAATTCCTTTCATAATGATGTTTAGTAGGGGTTCAGGTGTAAGCGATTCCCAGTAGGTAAATTTGGGCATAGTAGGTGAAACCTCTGTCGATGCCCCACTCCCTCACTGCGGTAACCCCCTTTGGTAGTTTCAGGGTTAGCGGCGATAGGAAACTACCACATTATTTCGAGGAGATGGATGTGCCTCGTGGGTCGCCCCCACTGAAAGAACTAACATCCGCTAGCTTTTTACAATAACGACTATGCCATCTGAACAACACTTCATCAATAAGACTGATGAAATGCTTGAAAAGTTTATTGAAGAATGTGAACGAGAAGCAGCAAAATTAGAAGTTACAGTTGATTATTATCTTGCCGAGTTTGTTTGACAAACTCGGTTTTTTACTTTAATATATACTTAAAATAAGTATTATTATGACTGAAGAAAGAAAGTACAAAGTATTGCAATTAGATACTACAGGATGGGTAGTTCCTGATGATAGAGTTGATGCTAATTTAACTAGAGAAGAATGTAATTCTAGATTAAGATGGTATTTGGATCAGGGAATATCACCAGATAGAATAAAAGCAGGTGTATATATTCCTGAATAACTCTACCTAATTACTATCAATGTATGAACCCGAAGTAGATGATTACGTCATCTGGAATAGACCTAATGGAGACATTGACGAGGGATGGGTATATTTTAAGGGAGATCCAATAGACAATAAAAAACGTATCAAGGATGGATGGAAAGTATTATCCAGATACATTACTATAGAAACTGGAGTTAGAGATAAACCAGATTGTTTATATACTTCTGGTAAACCAATGAGACATAAAAAGATTCATACATTATTACTATGTAACGAGGAATGTTGGCATCAATTAGAATTTGTTAGGCATAGAAGTACCAGAGAAGTATTACATTACTCACAATATGATGATGTTAATCAAGATGGGAAGATAGCAGACAAATCTGTTGGAATGTATAAGTCTCAGGAGGGGAGATTGCAAGACTATTAGTGGGGGGAACCTCTAAATTGTCCTTATCATACAATTATTATCGAAAACAATGAGACCATCTGAAGTTATTAAACAACTCAACGAACTTCGTGAGGCATGGAGAAAACAAATATTTGTTTATACTCCTGAACAACAGAAACAAAGAGATAATTTATTGAAACTTAGGAGAGAAAGAGTTAAGTATTTCCATGACAATGGTTTAGTATCTAAAGGTGCAAAGAAAGATAAGGATAAGGATAAAGCAGTTCAACCCTAAATAATTAAAAATTATATTCAGATGAAATCTTTCCATCAATTTATAACTGAAGCATACGATAAAGATTTAGAAGGTCAAGCATCTAGGGCACCTGGAGAGGAGGGACGTATTCGTACTGCTAGAAAGAAAAGAGAGATAGAAAGATCAAGGAAGAAAGCAGTCGGTGGTGGACAGACTGGTGTTGTTAAAGATTATAAAACACGCAAAGATGCAGGTACAAATAAACCTAAATCAAGAACACAGCAGCAACCTGAAAAGGAAAGAGGTTCTGCTGCATTGTCTCCTAGAGAAGCACAACGCAAGGCAGCAATGGAGAGAAGAGCAGGTAAATCTGGTGGTAGTAAGAAAGAATTAGAGAAGAAAGCATCTAAGATGTTATCTAAGAAAACAACTAAGTCAGTTGATCCTAATTATAAAGTTAATAAGGGAACTGCCAATGCTGGTACAAGTAAAGGAACATATACCAGACAAGAAAGACAATCATTAACACGTAAGGGTGAAAAGAAACTAAGAGATCTAAGATTACAGGCAACTGGTAAGACTAAAGAGAGTGAATTAAAACACGCAGTAACACATAAAGAGAGATCAAGAAGAGAGAAGACAAAATAGGGGGAACCTCTAAAGTGTCCCTATAATGTACACGTAAGCGTCTGTGTGGCGTTATTATACCTTTAATGGTATAATGGTTATTATTGTTATTATTTTATGATTAAACTACGATTACATCAACAGGATGCTTTAGATGTAATGCAGTTACAATCTAAAGGTCAAATCATTGTCCCCACTGGTGGTGGCAAAACTATGTGCATGATTGAGGATGCAAAGATACAATTTACAGAGAATAATATATCAAGAACTATTGTAGTAGTAGCACCAAGAATATTATTAGCACAACAATTATGTGAAGATTTCCTAGAGCTAATTGATAATGTAGATGTACTTCATGTTCACTCAGGAGAGACACATCATACAAGTACAACTAAGATTGATCTAATTAGACAATGGGTAGGTGACAATGTTGGTAATAAGATTATATTTACAACATATCATTCACTTCATAAGTTAATGTATTCTGATGTATTTGTAGATACAATATATTTTGACGAGTCACATAATAGTGTTCAGAAGAACTTTATTGAAGCTACTGAGTATTACTCAATGTATGCTAATCGTTGCTACTTCTTTACTGCTACACCTAAACATTCTAAGACTCCTTTTAAGATAGGAATGAATGATGAGGACATCTATGGTAAAGTTATAGTCAATGTACCAGCACCTAAATTAGTTGATGAAGGTGTAATTCTACCACCTAAAGTTAAGATTAGGAAGATAGATGTCGTGGATGATAGTAGATTCAAGCACGAGCATGATTGTGACCATGTAGTATCAACTATAGATGATATTAGTACTGATAAAGTATTAGTTTGTGCTAGATCTACCAAACAAATTGTTAATCTAGTATCACAAACTGATTTCTGTTGTGAACTTAATGATCGTGGATATTCTTGGATGTATATTACTGCCAAGACAGGAGCAGTTGTTGATGGTAAGAAAGTAAATCGTGAATCA